CACTGCTACTGCCTATGACGGGCGCAGCCAGGCTGAGAAGGATCTGGAGGCCGTACAGAGCGCAATTAGGACGCTGCTTGCTGGTGGTAGCACTAAGGAGTACCGGATTGGTAATCGCAGCATCAAGCGATATGACTTGGCCGAGCTGCTGCAGCTTGAAGGTAAGTTGAAGGCTGACGTAGCTCGTGAAAAGCAAGCTGAGATGATTGCCAATGGTTTAGGCAATCCACGGAATATGTTCGTTCGATTCAACGCTTGATCATGGGCTTCCGCGACCGCATCAGTCATGCTCTTGGCTTTGGCAAGCCCAAGGCAGCGCCATTGGTACAAGCGGCGCCACGCAAGTTGAGGCGGACGTATCAGGGTGCAATTATCAGCCGGCTTACTGCTGACTGGTTGGCAACGCAAACCAGTGCTGACGCTGAGATTCGCACCAGTCTGCGGAAGCTGCGGGATCGCTCCCGCGAGATGGTGCGGAACAATCCGTATGCAAAGCAGGCGAAACGGACAACCCAGATCAACGTTGTCGGCACTGGGGTGTCACTGCAGGCGCAAGTGATGCTGCTGCGGGGCAATCGCCGCGATGAGCGGATCAACAAGCTGATTGAAGGCAAGTGGAAGACGTGGTGCCGTAAGGAGCACTGCGATGTGGCTGGGCGGTACAGCTTCCATGATTTGGAGTGGCTTGCTGCTGGAGCGCTGCCTGAGAGTGGCGAAGCACTATTTCGGATTGTGCGGCGTCCTTTTGGTGGATCCACGGTGCCATTGGCGCTGCAGATCCTTGAAGCGGACATGCTTGATGAGGAGTATCAAGGCGGAACGCTTGCTGCTGGCAATGAATGGCGCAATGGCGTTGAGGTAAACGAATGGGGCCGCCCGGTGCGGTACGCGATGCTGACGCGGCATCCAGGTGATTACTGGTTCCAGAACGGCAAGCAGCGGAATGAGAAGCATGTATTCCTGCCTGCTGAGGATGTGATTCATCTGTTTCTGCCTGAAAGGCCGGGGCAGAATCGTGGGGTGCCTTGGTTCCATGCGGTGATGGCAGACGCCCATCAACTGCAGGGGTATGAGGAGGCGGCAGTGATCCGGGCGCGGGCTGGTGCCAGCCTGATGGGATTTATTACAAATAATGAAGGTGAGCTGACGCCGGACGACATCGAGAACAACCAACGGATCAGTGAGTTCGAGCCGGGAACGTTCAAGTACTTGGCGCCAGGTGAGAACGTGACGGTGCCAAACATTGACTCACCGGATCAGCAGTTTGAGATGTTTGTCCGCAATAAGGTGCGGCGCTTCGCCAGTGGTTTTGGTTGTTCCTATGAAACCTTGTCGAGAGATTTTTCGGAAACCAATTATTCAAGTAGCAGGCTGTCGCTGCTGGAGGATCGTGAGCATTGGCGGGTGGTGCAAAACTACCTGATCGAGAATTTCCACATGCGGGTCTACCGCGAGTGGTTGAACTTGGCAGTGCTGGCTGGTGAGCTGCCATTCCAAGACTATGAACTGCGTCCTGACCGCTATGACAGCCCCAAGTGGCTGACACGCGGCTGGAGCTGGGTGGACCCCCTTAAGGAGGTCAAGGCATACCGTGAGGCCGAGCAGGCGGGTTATATGACCAAAGCGCAGATCATTGCGCAGTCAGGTGGCGGTGACTTTGACGACAACGTGGCTGAACTTGCCCGCGAGCAAAGTGTTGCTGAAAGCGCTGGTGTGAGCTTGGACAAGGATTTGCTTGGTGCGGTGGCACCACCACCTGTTGTTGAGGAGCAGCCATGAGCGCGATGCCAACTGAAGGGATGCGCGAGGAAGCGCGTCGTTATCGGGAGTGGAAAGAAGATGGCCGCAAGGGTGGCACTGAGGTTGCTGCGCGGCGTGCCGGGCAGATTCTTAGTGGTGAAGAGCTGAGTGACGAAACCATCGTGACCATGAGCGCATGGTTTGCTCGTCATGAAGTTGACAAGCAGGGCCAAGGCTTCAGCACGGGTGAAGAGGGTTATCCATCACCTGGCAGGGTGGCATGGGCGGCATGGGGTGGTGATCCTGGTAAAACTTGGGCAGATAGCCTTGTTGCAAAGATGGATCGCGCCATGCAAGAAGAACGCCCTTATCCAAATGAGCACGCCGCTCGGTTGCGTGATCCTGGGCAGTACGACAGCTTTCGCCGCCGCAATGATGCTGCTGGCGAAGGCGTGGACTTCATCTTTGGAATCAAAGAAGGAGAGGAAGGCGCTGAGCTGCAGGCGATTCGTTTCCGCTTGAGCCAGTTCACGGCTGCTGAGGCTCGCAAATGGCTGAGTGATCGTGATTATGAGCCAATTGAATTTGAGGAGGCAACAGGTGAGCGTGAGCTGCGTGCAGCACCTGATGGCCTGAAAGAAGGTGATTTTGTGTCATGGGGCAGCTCAGGTGGTGCGGCACGAGGCCGTATCGAGCATGTGATGCGCGAGGGGGTGCTGGGCGTGCCTGAAAGCAGCTTCAGCATCAATGCAACGGCTGAAGACCCAGCGGCGTTGATTCGTATCTATAGGCGCGACAGCGATAATGAATGGCAAGAAACGGAGACCCTTGTTGGTCATCGGTTCAGTACGCTGACCAAAATTGAGGCATTGAGGTCTATGGATGAGAAACGGGACTACACCGGCAAGTATCAACGTACTGAGGCCACTCAGTTTCGCTCTATTGAAGAGCGGGTGATGGAATTCCCGTTCAGCTCGGAGTATCCGGTTGAGCGGTATTTCGGCAAGGAGGTGCTGAGCCATGAAATGGATGCAGCAGCCCTTGAGCGCTTGAACGATGGTGCGCCGCTGCTGTTCAACCACGATCCTGATCGTGTGTTGGGTGTGGTTGAACGCGCTTGGGTGGATGGCCAGAAAAAACGTGGCTATGCCAAGGTGCGTTTTAGCCGTAGCAAGGCTGCTCAGGAGATCCTTGATGACGTGCGCGACGGCATTTTGCGTGGTGTGAGCTTTGGCTACTCCATTGATGAAATGCAAGAGCGTGACGGCTCAATGGTCGCCACACGTTGGTCGCCTTACGAAATCAGCGTTGTTTCAATCGCGGCGGACCCTACTGTAGGAGTGGGCCGTTCATTGATTCCCGAGGAAACTATGCAACCCGAGGAGACTAAGATCGAAACTGAAGTCACTGAATCCATTGAGGAGGAAGTGCGCAGTCAAGCGGTTTCCGCCGCATCACCCGAACCCGAAGTTCAAATGGAGAACAACACCCCTGACGTGGAGGTGATCCGGTCCAAGGCCGTTGAGGCCGAGCGGAGCCGTATCGCCGCCATTACTGCACTGGGCGAAAAGCACCAGCTGCAAGATTTGGCCCGCGAATTGATCGAAGGTGGTCGCACCCTCGATGAAGCGCGTGCTTCCGTCCTCGACAAACTCGGCCAAGCCCCCATGGAACAACCTATTCGCTCTCAAGACATGACTCAGAACGATCTGGGTCTGGACAAGAAAGAGGTGAAGCGCTTCAGCTTCATCAAAGCTCTGAACTACCTCGCCAATCCCAGCGATGCAGGCGCCCGTCGCTCTGCTGAGTTTGAGATCGAGGTTGGCAAGGCTGCTGCTGCCAAGTACGAGCGTGCTTCTAATGGCATCGTGGTGCCGAACGAGGTGCTGCGTCGTGACCTGCTGGTGGACATCCCGAGCGCTGGCGGCAACTTGGTTGCTGATGAACTGCTGGCTGGCAGCTTCATCGACCTGCTGCGCAATCGTCTGGCACTTGCTCAGGCTGGTGTAACGATTCTGAGCGGCCTGCAGGGGAACATTTCGATCCCCCGTCAGACCAGCGCTGCCACGGCTTACTGGGTTGGTGAGAACGTTGCCCCGACCGAATCGCAGCAAGCGATTGATCAGGTCAACATGACCCCCAAGACTGTTGCCGCTTTTGTGGACTACAGCCGTCGTCTGCTGCTCCAATCGAGCATCGACGTTGAGGGCATGATCCGCAACGACCTGGCTCGTGTGATTGCTCTGGAGATTGACCGTGCTGCCATTTATGGCACTGGCTCCAGCAACCAGCCCCTGGGCCTGGTCAACACCACCGGCATCGGCGCCGAGACCCTGACCAACGCTGGTACGTTCACCCAGCTGATTGCGATGGAGACCGACGTTGCCGTTGCTAACGCTGATGTGGGCTCGCTGCGGTACATCATGAACGCCACCGCCCGTGGCCTTCTGAAGTCCACCAGCAAGGCCGGCACCGAGGCTTCCTTTGTGTGGGAGAACAACGAGGTCAACGGTTATCCGGTGATCGTCTCCAACCAGCTGGCCAGCAATGACGCACTGTTTGGCGACTTCAGCCAGATGGTGATGGGCATGTGGTCCGGTCTGGATCTGATGGTTGATCCCTACGCTGGTGCCACTGCTGGCACTGTGCGTGTGATCGCCCACCAAGATCTGGATGTGGCTGTTAAGCAGCCTGGCGCCTTCTGCCTTGGCACCTGATCATCATGAAGGTTGAGATCCTGCGTCCTGTCATGATCTCTGGGGAGCCGGTTTCGGCTGGCTCCTTCATTGATCTTGAGGATGCAAATGCACATCTTCTGATTGGCATGGGCAAGGCTGTAATTGCAGCTGAGGCACCTGCCGCCCCTGCCGAACCAGATCCGACCCCAGTGGTTGAATCTGAGGCAGAACCCGCGAAGCCCGTTCGCAAGGCTCGCACCACCGCCCCTGCTACCAAGGATTGATCAATGTCTATTCTCTCGACCGGGCTGGAAAAACTCCAGCATCTTGCTCTGGCTCCTACTGCAGTTCGCACCAGCAACCTTGACGGCACTGCCGTTGATCTTGCTGAGTACGAAGGCGATGTTGTGGTGATCTTGGATGTTGCCAATGGCGGCACCTCGACTCTGGCTGTCAAGCTGCAGTCCTCTGACACTGAGGGTGGTAGCTACACCGACATCACCACTGTGTTCAGCCGTGGTGGCGTTGAGCAGGCTTCTGGCGCTGTCAGCTTTGCCCAAGCGAGCACCACTGCTTCCAAGCAGTTTCTGGTGTTCCCCAAGGGTGCTGCTAAGCGCTGGATCAAGGCTGTTTCGACCACCAGCTCCTCTTCTCATACCTACAGCATCAATGCCGTGGGTGCGAAGAAGTACGGCTGATTCTGGCTGTATTTGATC